TAAGAAACTTGCTATGTTGTGGAGTTTCATCTTTTCGTATCTGTATAATATAAAGACAAGTAATGATCGCACCTCTACCACCTCTATCCTTCTTGTGTTTTCAAACACATTTAGTTTTGTAATATTGTTTATTCTTTTTGCTATCTTAATTGCTTTATTCATAATATACCTTCTATTATATAATTATCTATATCTTGTCCTTCTATGAAGAACTTTTCAAATATCTCTAATGCTTCTTTTGTTTTTCGTTCCCCTTCCAAATAAAACTCCTCGCTACAATTCCATATGCCAATGTCTAATGATCCTTTGTCTATAACTACAAACTTAAAATCTAAATATGTAACATTGAAAAGTTGACAATAAACATAGCATTGTACATCGTAAGAATATTTTTTAGCCGAATATGGAAAACCTTTAATGTCTGTTGTAGTTTTTATATCTACTATACCATCCTTTCTTAATACATCTGCTTTACCCCTGAATGGATAACCTTGTACTGTACCTATTGCAGGTATCTCAAATTCACAATCCGTTATTTGTTTTAATGCGTGTTCGTTCTTAAAAAAAGCATCTGCGATCTTCTCTGCATTTTGTTTCTCTACCCTTGTATAAACCTCGCCATATTTCTCTCTCGCTTCTTTATATGTCTTTGTGTTTTTAGAAGATACATTTACAAATATTTGCTCACCAAATTTGTCTGGTTCTAATATTGCTTGATGTACCAATCTTCCATCTCTTAATGGTTGTGATTCAGGACTACCATATTTAGTAACATACTTATAAGTCTTTGGACTTGACAATAAAAGTTTTAGTGATGAACTACTAAGTGCTAATCTATTTAACTCTCCATAGTAAAAAGTATCATCTACCATTTTTTTCAGCAATTCTTTTCTGCTGTAATTTCTTCCGTCCAAAAGTTGTATCATTGTTTTCTTGTTTTAATATTAATTCTGTTTCTACTTTATTTGTGTATATATACATATCATTAATACACTTTATATATAGTGCTATTTGTTTCTTGCGATTTTTATCTGCTTTCTCAAATGCAAGCGACATAGCATTACCAATATAATTAAATGCTACTTCATATTTTTGTTTCGCTTTTACATCCATATTTTTACAAATAAATATCCACAAACGCATATTGTAAATAATATAAATGCAAGTCTCAAAGTTTGATATGTTTGTTCTTCTTGTTTTGGACTTCTACCCTGATTGCTTCGGTATTGTTTTTTGTTTTTCATTTGTTTTGTTATTGATTGAGCTTTCGATATTATCATAACCAATCTCTAAAAAATAATTATCATTTAGGTATGTTAGGTATTTGTTTTTTTTCGTATACTGTATATCCTTGTTCTTGCAAAAACTTGATTGCTTTTTGTGTCTTTTTTTCATTTCTTCTGTAATAATCAAATATTTGATTTTCAAATGCGTGGTGTTTCATTTTGTTTTTTTTTAATTATCGGTTATGTTCGCCATGCGAACAAACCTAATCTTTTAATTTTAACAATGTCTTTCCAAATCTCCAGTTAAAAGGATCATTAAGTTCACAAAATGTATAACCTTTATTTTTCATTACAACCTTGCCTTTATGGATTCTATCGTTGTGATAACATTGGAAAGTATCATTGACTTTTAAATTGTTTACTTTTATCATACTTGCAATATACAAATAATAATTAACAATTCATAATAACTATTCTTTATGTACTATTGATGCCATATCTTCAGTAAGTAAATACACCTTTTTAAGTTTTCTTTTCTTTGTCCATAATGTAGTGTCAGGACAATACAACTCTTTTATTTCTGGCATTTCTAAATAGTTTATCCAATATAAATATGTTCCTTTAGGATCTGACACAAAATATAGTTTGACAACCTCGCTTTCCATTTCCATTAGTTTATCATACTTATATTTTTCTAATAGTTTTTCTTTATAGTATTTGTTTCTAAATTTCATCTCCATTACACATTTATGTCCTTTAGGTGTTGTACCTGAAGCATCGTAGTGTTCAAATGATCCTCCACACCATTTTAAGTTCCAATCCTCAAATTCATTTAAGAATGTTACAACTATCTGTTCAAACTTATTAATCGTTTCTATACCCATCATCATAAAGTGTGTTAATATCTTTGATCCATTGATTCCATTGTCTTGGTGTACAAGAACAAGGCAAATAGAAAGTATGAAAATAATATTTAGAATGTAAAGATGCTATCAGCTCTTGCTCTTGTTTATTAATTTGACTATTCTTTATAGACTTAAATTTAGTCCATTGGTCAAACTCTTTTTTATTAAGTCTTTGTTCCATCTCTTGTGATTCCATTTAAATAGTTTTTACGATCCTCACAACCGCAATCTTCATAACCTAGTTTGTGAGCAATCCATTCTGCAATTTTTTTTCCTTTACTAAATGTAACAATGTTTATTATATATTCTAACTTATCCCCTATTCTCATTTTCTTTATATTTATAAAGTATTTCTTTTTTTACAAGATATGCTTTTTTAGATTTGGTATCCCCTCTACCTATAAACTCTTTATATATTAGATTGTTTTCTACAATACATTTATTAATATTACTAACTGTAAACCAATTATATTTTATACCATCATATATCACCCACCAGTCAGCTTTAGTTGTAGTTAATGCCGAAGGTTTACCATCAAACTCTATTTCAATTACGATATTACCTGTATATAAACTTTTTCTATCGGACTTCACCTCAATACCTTTTTCTAGTTCAGGTATGTATATATCCCATTCTTTACAATAGCCATCAACTATATATGCTTTTGGGTATTTTTTTTGTATAATATGTAAAACTTTATTTTCATAAGTTTTTCCATCTTCTAAATCTTTTGTAAATACAGACCTCATATTAATTCTTTGAGTTTAGATTTAACATTCCTAAAAGTATTGTACAATGAATAGTAACTTATTTGACTTTTTCTTGATAGTTCACTAATACTTTCTCCTCCACTTACTATATCGTAAACTTTAGCATCGTACCAGTATATTTGTTTTAGTGCTTTTTGTATCTTAGCATATACTTCTTCATAGTTTACTGTACCCTGATCTTCTATTTGTATATTATCTAAAGTTGTATAAGTAACTCTCATTTTTTTTCTTAACAAATCAACATACAATCCTCTAAGTATTCTAAAACAGTAGTAATAGTTTATGTCCTCTCCATAACTAAAGTCAACCCCCTTTTGTGTGTTTCTAATTAATAATATGTATAATTCGGCAACTATATCTTCGACCTCTGTTTCTCTAAGTCCACCAAAACTTCTTGTGATCTCTAACCACTTATTATGTCTATCGTATGCCTTTTCAACTGGTGTTTTCAAAATAATCTTTTTTGTGCTTTATGCTTATTTATTCTTTCTATTGATAAATTAAAATAATCTTTATCGATTTCACAAGCTGTGAGATTAAAACCTAAATTATAACAAGCTATCGCTATTGACCCACTACCTAAATGGGTATCTAATATTTTATGTCCTTCCTTAGCATAGTTTATCAGCAACCATTCATATAGTTTTACTGGCTTTTGTGTAGGGTGTATTCTAATCTCTTTATTTTTCATATCGTGTTGCAACATTCCATTCCAAACAATCTCGCAAATATTAACGCTTTTAGTCATAGATAAATAAGCTAGTTCTGCTCTACCAAATGCAGTTCCTTTTTTATCCCAACATATTCTGCCTCCAGTTAAATCAACATTTTTATAAAAGTTTACACCCCATATTATTTGATTTTTTGATACTCTTTTTAGTTCTTGAAAATACTCTTTAAATGGAGCTTTATTTTCAAAAACATTATATTTTGTTCTTTTAGTAGCTTGTTTCCTTATATTTACATTATCTTTTAAACCAATAGCATCATTGCCACCATAAGGAGGATCAACAATAGCCAAGTCAAAATAATTATCTTTATATCTTGCCATCAAGTCCATATTATCTTCACAGGTAATTTTCAAAATGGTAATCTTAACTGTTCTATTATGTTTGGTCTTACTATGTCTTTATCTCCTAACTTAAATCCTACATTATTCTTAATGCTTTCTAATATAAGTGGACTATCAAATGGTGTTGGTTTACATCCCAAGTCGTGATCTTTTATTTTCTTACAATGTAGCTCGGTGTATATCCATCTTGTTTCGTGTTGTGTTAATCTATGTATTGAATAAAAATCATCTGTACGATTTGCAAATACATTTCCTGATTCAACATCACTCATAGCTAAAGGAATAGGATGTCCTTGAAATTCGTGGTTAGCAGGATACTTAGCTCTAAAAGCTGAAGTAACCGAGTGCATAATTAACCAAAGAGCTTTTTGATATTTCTTAACAAATATTCTAAAGTCTGTCATCATTTCATAATTATATTCAAAAGCATTACTAAATTTCATCATACCCTTATTCTTTTTAAGACTGTTTATAGGATCAATAATCAAACAATCAAAATCATATTGTGGCATTATCACTTCACATAAAGATAATAAATCTAAATAATCATAGTTTTGTTCGCAATCAATAAATTTAAAATGTTTATAAACAAAATCATAATGTGTATCTAATTCTTCTTTAGTTAGTTTGTTGATGGGTTTTTGTGATCTAAACTCTACAAGTTTTCTAATAAGAGAGTAGGGTTCGTTTTCAGAGCTAAAAACTAAAAATCTTGTTTTGTGTTTCATAGCAAAGAGTAACATCAAATAAATAATTATAGATGTCTTTCCTACATTTGCGTGTCCTGCAAAACAAGTAAGATTTCTTTTAAACCTTATTACATTATCTATGTCATCAATACCTATCTTTGGTGCTTCCTTTAACTTACCAGTTCTAATATCGTTTAGTTTCTCGAACTGATCTTCAAAGTTTATGAGCATTATTTAGATAGTTTTTCTAATTCAAATGTTAAATGGTCTATTGCTTTTTGTATATCTTGATGTGGTGTTTCGTGCTTCTTATAAGCTCGTAGTATATAAGTACAAGCAGTACCCAAGTTATAATTTAGATTAAAATTCTCTACCACCTCTCTCGCTGTATATCCGTTTAATCCATCATAATACTTGGGCGTTTTAACTTTAGAATGGTAAGTCATCTGCTCTATCCTGATTTTGTTCTGCAAGTTCAAGCTCTTTGTGGTATTCTATTTTCCAACCTTGAATACTATTGAAGAACTTTTTTTGATTATGATCGTTTGTCCACTCTCTCCCCTTTATGTTGATTCCTATTTTTACTTGATCTTCTTTTTTGTATCTGTCTAGTATTTGACATTTATCTTGTACAAACTCTATCAAAACCTTTTGAGGATATTGTTCTGAAGTTTGTATAACCAGATCTCTTTTTTTAAAACCTTTTGTACCAAACTCTTTTGTAGTTCCTATTTGTAATATTTTACCTGTTAATTCCATATTATTTATCTATTATATTAAAGTATTTATTAGTCAATGGTGCAATCTCATCTTGTGATATTTTACCTGCAAGATATGCTTGTGATGCTTCTTTAAAAGATACTTGTAATAAAATTGATCTACCTGTATCTAATCTTGTTTCGTATTGTTGTTTTTCTTCTTTAGAAAAATTATTATACATAGATTGCTTTTTTATGTCTTTGTATTTAAAACCATTCTTTTGTTTAATATATTCATATTCGACCTCATCTCCTACTTTGTACTTTAATTTATCAACCTCAGAAAATGGCGCATATACAAACCCTTCTGGGTGTACTGATGTTGTTATAACAAAAGTATATATGCCATCACCAAATGGTGGTTTATCTAGTTTGTGTATTGATTTGATATTTGCTTTATGTTTCATATTTTATTTCTTGTTTCTTTGTATTCGTTAAGTTTTTCGTTTTTACCTTCTATGATTCTATTAAGTATAGTTTGATCGTAGTTTCTTATGTTTCTTTGCAAACCTCTTAATTGTTTTAGTAAAGCCCTTTTGTCTTTATCTAATTGTTTTGCTTTTTGTTTATAGTCCATTGTCTAAGTGTTTATCTAATACATCTAATTCTATATCTTCTATATAATCACTATGTATTAATTTAGTTACATCTACTGTGTCTAGTAATACCTTTACTATCTCTACACCATCAAAAGTACCCGTACCATC